TATAAATAGCCACTAAACGGTAATTAGTGGCAAAATATAGTTACGCATAACGGGCGAGTGTATAACACGTTATAAGCACTAACTTAAATTTAAAAGATATGAATTGGATTAAGAAATTATTTAGCAAAAAGGAAGAGAAGCAATGTGCTATACACAATGTTGTGTGTAGTGCTTCTGCTGAAAAGAAACAAAACCCTTACGAATTGATTTGGTATAGACAAAGTTGGAGTAAAATGAGAATTGAAAAGAATAATACTAAGTATTGGCAGTTTGAAATTGAAGAAAACGGATTGACTTTACCTTAGCATTACACACAATGTCACAACTAAACACAGTTATTAACGAATTAAAGAGATGAAAAACAAAGAAATAATATTACTGATAGAAGAACTAAAGCAACAAGTTGAAGAATGTAGAGATAGGGATAGTTCAAATTATATTGATAGTTTGTTAAAAAGAACAGATTGGGTTTTAGAACAACTTAAAGTTAATAATGTTATAAATCCTACTACTGAAATAGTTAGGAGTGCTATTAAATCAACAACTAAAGATGTTATACTACCTAAATGTGTTAGAGATGGAAAAGTAAAGTAGTTGTTTATAACGGTTACAGATATGTGTAGTTTTTCTTAAATTGAAACAATAGACTTAAATAACATGAAGAAAGATAATAAGAATGATGAACTTGATGACACAGATAAAAAATTACATATATCTGATGTTAGCAATAGTGGTTTAGATGAACCATTTGGATATGCCACAACTGCTGAATTGATGCTAATATTTGGTAAAAGTGTAGATGAAGCACTTGATATACATAATAACTTAGAAAAAATAGCAAGTGATGATGATATTTAGTTACCATTGTTGCTAACGTTACCGTGTATGAGCAGTAGCCTACACGAACCAAATAAATAGAGACAAAATTAAATACCCAGAAGCGTTTAAAAAGGAAGCACTATCGTAGCATTAAATATAACGTATTGTATAAAATACGTTGAGGAACGAAATGAATTTTATATGGTGTTATGCACCGTTAATTAATAACTAAAAATAAATAATATGACTGATTTAAAATTAACAGGTAAAAAATTTGAAAGTAACACAATACATTTTTTTACTAATGTAAATAATGAGATAATAAAACTTTGTGATAATGGTGATATTTTCGTTAAAGGAAAACTGATAGAAAATGATAAAGAAGTTGTTGATGCTATGAGGGAGTTTTTAAAAACACAAGGCTACCTTAATGGTGCATAACACCAAAGCAATAAACTGCCGATAGGTTGTTATTGCTGACTGTTATGAAGCCGTCACGCGAAGCGTTATGGTGTTATTTTAAAAACTAAAAACATGAAAACAGAAGATTACTACGAATTAAGAAGAGATTTTAATAACGCTTTTGAAATAAAATCAAACAGTAAATTTCAATTAATATCCAAACAAAGCTATGAATTAGAATATTCAATGATGCTTGAAGAGTTAAACGAATATAAAAAAGCTTGCGAAGAAAAAGATTTAACGGAAGTTTTGGATGCTATAACAGATATGCTATATTTGCTTTTCGGAATATCTTACAAGCATGGACTCAGCGTTGCACAATTAGAAAACGCCTTCAAAGAAGTACATAGATCCAATATGAGTAAGCTATGGGATGGTAGAGTTGTAAAAAACGATAAAGGTAAGGTTATAAAACCAATAACTTTTTCAGAACCTAATTTGAGAAAAATAATAGACAATGTTTAAGAAGAACTACAGCGAAAAAGAACTAGAAATTTACCATGATTTAAGGCAATCTGGTTTAAATCATGAAGAATCTTTAGTAGATATTAATTTAAAGAGCCCAGAAGTTCTATCAATAGCTAACGAGGTTATGGATTATTTTGATGTTGACACACTTATTCCAAAATCAAGATCAAATGAAGACTTATGCCCGTTTGTTATCTTCTGTTATACATTAGCTGACAGAATTAAGAATCATAGAGCTTCAGACAGTGTTAAAACAGCAGCAATGATAGCAAAAAGAGATAGGACGACTATTTTAAACCACTTTAAAACCTACGAGGAGGATTTACACCTTTATAATATAAAAGTTGCTTACGGGGATGCTTTTTGCAATCATTTCTTAAAAATAAAAGAGAATAAGTTTAAAGTAGATTTATCTCAGTTTTATAGAAATGTAAATATAGACACTGAGGTTAAAAAATTATCCAGGGCTAAAGCAACGTATCACACTTATGAAGAGGATATAAAAGAATCTATAGCAAGCGGTAAAAGTTTATCATTTATAAACAACAGCTTCTTCGGTTACTGCAATAACACATCCTTTAAAAAAGCATTAAGAAGAGAATTACCACAATTATTAAATGAAATCAATGATTAGAATTAAGTTTCCAGACGGTGTTTACGTTCCTTTAGAAGTCTATGCGGAACAAATGAGTAAGAATGAAAAAACTATTTTAAAAGATGTGTATCAAGGTAAGCTGCATCGGAGAAAAATAAAAGGAGAAGATTATATTAGGATCTATAAAACTAAGTTTGAAGATGGTGATGTAGATTCTATATGAAAAATAAAAAAAAATGACAGATTTAGAAAAAATAAAAGCTGGTGTAGACTTCATTTTAGAAAAAGAAAAAAGAAAGCTAGAGGGTTTATCTTCAGCAACAAAAGATGGTAAGTTCACGCCTAATGATCCAAAATTATTTAAAAAGTATAAAACAACATCTGAATTTAGGGTTAAGTTTTGTAGCTTAGTTGAAGATTTAGTGAAAGATCACGTAATGCTAACAGATGCCGTTTTAGATTTATTCTCCAGAGTTGAGCAAGGTGACACACTTACTCTTGGCGACATAGAGGGACTAAAGAAAGTAGCAGACAGATTAAACAAGTGAAAAAAACCAATGAAGATAAATTCAATAGAAGAGATAAAAGATGGATATGAGGTTTCTGTTTTTTTAAATATAAACAACCAGGAAACTTTACTCTTCTTTGAAACATCTTGTGATGAATCAATCTACAGATATAAACAAGGAGATGATTTATTCTTAAGAGCAGAAGCGGAGCAACATCTAACAGATAAAATAATTGATTGTCCTTATTGTGATGGAAAAGGAAGTGTTTATATAGATAAATCTAGTTCTTGTAATAAGTATCCTTACTCGGAGTGTTGTGGATCATGTGGAGAGGATGAACAATGCAAAATGTGCGACAATGGTGCTTATAAAATTAATTTTTAAAAGTAAAAAAAATGAGCTATTCGGGAGTAAAACAACAGAACACTGATAAGTCAAGAGCAGGAAATAACAAGACCAATATGAACAATCTATTAAAATACGGTATATCTTTTGTTTACCTAAACAAAGAAGGGGGTAGGTTTTTAGTCGAAAAAAAAGATGGATTTTTCATTACTCCACTTACTGAAGAAGTTTGTAAAAAACTTGGTTTTTCTTCCCCTAAAAAAATATCAAAAGATTTCTTAGAAAAAGATATTTATTACTCATTTAATATACATGGTGATTTTTTGTCCCAATAATATACTAAAATTGAGACAATACTTTAACAAAATAACTAAACTACAAATAAAAAGAGAGGAGGTTAATATGAAAAATAGGCGCAAAGTAAACTATTATTTACAAAATAGGCGCATTTTGTAAAATATATTTTTCATAATACCCGTGTAATTGAGGTTGACCGACTGCCGAGTTTACGAGGTTGCAATTACACTTTTTTATTTTTTTTAATAAAAACCATTGGATAAACATATATTTTCACTATTATTGTGTACTCACGTTAAAACATAATAAAAATGCCAATATTTGATTACAAATGCAGACACTGCTCTCACGAAGAGCTAAACCATCTGGTTAAAAAACATGACGAAGAGGTTATGTGTAAAAAATGTAAAAAACAAATGTCTCAAAAAATCTCAAGACCTAATCTAGGTCGTATGGATAACTTAGGACGATCTATTTAATAAACATGAAAGAAGAACAATTAAAAAAGCTTTTAACAAGCTACGTAAGTAACGCTGTTATTTTATTAGAAAACGCAGAGGATTTAAAAGAAACACCAATGTATGAACATGATGTTAAACTTTGGGGTAATAAGTTCTTAGAAGCCTTAGAAAGAAAAGTAGTGAAGGTAGAGAAAGGTTTGTATAAGTCTGAAGAAGATATTAAACTATCTCAAGGCATCCAAAAGATATATGAGGATGTATTTCAGAAAATGGCAAACCTATCAATCTATCAAGTATCACAACTTTCATCCTTTATTGACGCTTTAAACGAAGGTAAAGTAACCGAAGTTAGTGATGAAGATTTAAAAAAACTAAAAGATGGTAAAGGATAGCAGGATAAATGTAAGAATACCTAAAGAGCTGCATAAGAAGCTAAAAATCAAATGCAATGCTTATGGTCACACAATTAGCGATATAGTAACAGAATACATAAAAATATATTTAGAACGACATGAAGAAAGGTAACAATTACAACGAAGACTACGAAAGAGTAGCAACTAGGATGAAAACTTTTAAGAAAGAATATCCTAATCACGCTATAATAACAGAGATAATGAGAGAATCTTATGTTAAAGAAAAGCATGAGGTTATTATTAGAGCAATGATATTTGATCCAAACAACAGACTCTTAGCTACGGGAACTGCTCTTGAGAGAGAAGGGTTTGGTGATATAAACGAAACCTCATGGCTTGAGAACTGTGAAACATCTGCTATAGGTAGAGCTTTTAAAACTTTAGGATTAGGAGATTCAGATAACTTTGCTACTGAAGAAGAGGTTAAAAACGCTAAAAGCAAGCAAGGTAGCATTGAAAAGAATCAAGCTGTAAACAAAGGAAAGGAGTTGGTTGAAAAAGCTAGAGGTGGAAAACCTAAAAAAGAAATTGATTTAAGCTTTATAACAGAGAAAACACCTAGGTCTAAAACATCAGTTGAATCTATTGCTAAGAATCTAGCTAAGATTGGTATTACTAAGACGATATTGTTAGTTCCTCTTAAGAATTATGATAAAGATGGTAAGTATAAGACTATGACGGATTTCTTCTCTAATTGTTCGAGGAAGGATTTAGTTGAGTTTTTAGAATCTGTTATTAAAAAATAAAATAGCTATGCAATTGAAACCAAGATTTGAAAAATTTAAAATTAAAGAGCGTCACAAATTATTAAAAGATGATAGTGGAGCTACTTTTTACTTAACAAAAGTAGAAGCCTTTATACCTTCAGATAAAAATGAAGTAACTACAACCCCTTATGAATATTGGTGTGTTATAAACGACAAGCAGGATAATTGGTCTAATAAGAAAGTTGTTTCATACGGCTCAGAAGCTTTCTGGAAAGCAAATGAAAGAACTAACTTGCTTGACACTGAGATAAAAGGATTAAGAATAAAAGAGGTTTTTTCTGGTTCTCACTATTATTTTTCCACAAAAAAAATGCCAAGTGATGAAGATAAAGGAGTAAGAACTACCTTTGAAATTATTGAAATAAATTAAAAACGTTTGTTGCACACTTAAAAAAAAAGAAAATGAAAACAAAACTATTTATCTACGGAAGTATATTTTTAATCTTCGTTACATTTATAACCTACTACTTAACTGAATCTCCTTTAATAGAAGAGTTCGCTATATGGGTAGCAGTTATTTTTTTAGCTATTATGAGTGTTTTCCTGGTTGTATTACCTATATATTCTCTATTTAAACCAAAAGAAGGAACTGTAACCATTAAAAAAGGAAGACATCTTTCTGGATTTAGACTAACACCATTTATCTATAAAAAGAAAATGAAGTTTAGAGTGAGATTTAAACCTTCTTGTGTCTATACTGGATCAGATCAGTTAGAGGAGCAGATTAATAAATGTGCAGGGTTCGGCTCATGGTTTGTTCACAGAAGAAGTTTAAGGCTAGGCTGGAACTATAATAGCTTTACAAAAAAAATTGATTTATACCTTTACGAATACATAAAGGGAGATAGGCAGATTACTTACTTACAGTCTGTTGATATAAACACTTATAACGATATTACTTTGAAATCTGAAAAGCCATATTGGTTTGGTACTTATTATAAGTTTTATTTCGGAGGTAAAGAGCCAGCTCCTCATAATGTTGAGATAAATATCAATTATTTGTAATTATATAAGCAATAATAAAGATGTAAAGAAAGTGAAAGCATGATTGATAAAAGCATATTAAGCAAATTCATAAAGAACGGGCTAAACATCATCCCCGTTACTAATCAGAAAATACCAGCGTTAAAGGGGTGGAAGAAGTATCAATCAGAAATGGTTAATCTTGATGAAATGCCAGATTACGAAGCTGTAGCTATTGTGACTGGTAAAGTATCTGGTAACTTAGAATTGATTGATATTGACCAAAAATACTGTTTAGGAGGGAATTTAAGAGATAGGTATAAACAGGTAGTAGATGATTTCGCTCCTGGTTTATGGGATAAATTAGTGGAGTGCAGCACAAAAGGAGGAGGTTATCATTTAGTTTATAGATGTGATGAAATAGGGACTAATGTTAAATTAGCATCTAGGGCTTCTACAGATGAGGAATTAAAAATTAAAAAAGAGAAATTTAAAGTCCTTATCGAAACACGCGCAGAAGGTGGTTATTTTCTTTGTAAACCAACAGAGGGGTATGATGTAGTTCATAACAAGTTAATGAATCCTCCTAAAATAACTGCTAAAGAAAGAGATATTCTAATGAGTGCTGCCAGATCATTAGATGAAGTCCCTCTTCCTTTATGGGAATCACAATCAAAACCTCAGTTTAATTCACAAGGTATACCTAGCTGGGAAGCTTACGATGATGATAACCATTGGCTTTCTTTATTACAGTCTGAGGGATGGACAATTTACAAAGAAACAGACGCTAAGATATTCTTAAAAAGACCAGGGGCAGAATCTAAATATTCTGGTAACTTCGATAAAAGACATAGATTGATGAGGATATTTTCATCATCTACCGAGTTTGATAATACCAGATCATACACGCCTTCAGCTATTTTTACTACACTTAGATGCGGTGGAGATTTTAAGCAAGCAGCTAGGCAGCTTTTAGAGATGGGGTATGGTAAAGTTCCTGAGAAAAACTTAAAAAGAAAAGATGAGGAAGTAGAGTTCGACGATTCTAGGGAGTACATGTATGACTCATCAGAAGATCAAAACATAATAGAATTAGCTAGAGGTAGATTAGAACTTGGGCTTGAGACTGGATATAAAGAATTAGATGATTTTTTTAGACACAAAAGAGGTTACTTCAATATCTTAGGTTCTCACGCTAACTTAGGAAAGTCTTGGTTCACATGGAACTTGATATTAGCTTTTTGCATTCATAACAACGAACGATATATAATTTACTCTCCAGAGAACAGAACATGGAGTATAAAGTTAAATATGATTAGGTTCATGTATGGAAAAGACATCACTAGGCTAACAGATGAACAGATAAAAAAAGGTATTAAAAAAATAGATGAACATATATGCTTTATAGAATCAGATGAAATACTATCTCTATATGATATTTTAGACATAACAAACAAGTTGGTATCTAAAAAGAAATACTACGGACTGCTAATAGATCCATATAACAACCTTGGTTTTGATTTTAGTAGAAGCGACAGAAAGTTAAGCACTTATGAGTATCACTATGAAAGTGCCAGGGAAATGAAATCATGGGCTAAAAAAAACGATATGACGATACTCGTTACAATGCACGGGGTGACGGACGCTCAACGGAAGGTTCATACTGAGAAAGATATGAAAGGTCTTGTTAAACCCCTAATAGCAGCAGATTTAGAATGGGGAGGTATGTGGGTTAATATGTGTATGGACATGATAATATTACACAGATATGCTAATCATCCAGAATGGAAGAACCAAACACAGTTACACACAGTAAAAATAAAAGAAGAGTGGTCTGGAGGTAAAAGAACTATGCACGATAGCCCAGTAATACTAACCTTAAACAACGGAGGTAAAGATTTTTTTGGCTTTTGGGATGAAAAAGGTACAAATCCTTTTTATAGTTACGCAAAAAACACTAACTTAGTGAGTACAATAGAGGAGAAAGAACAAGTGAATTATTCTGAAAACATATATAAATCTGAAGAAGAAAAGCAATTAGAGCATTCATTTGCTAAAGGAACGGTGTTTCAAAACAGAGAAATACCTATGTATCAAGAAGATGATGATGAAGACGATCAACCTCCATTTTAAACAAGTAAATCAATTTTAAATTCAAATACAATAACTATGGGATTATCCACAGGAAATTCAGAGCAAAAGACTTTTGTAAACATTAAAGGTCTTAAAAAAGGAAGTGAAGAAATATTCTTTACTAAATCAGTTAAAAAAGATGGTAAATGGCAGAACGAAGGTAAGTTCCCTAAATTAGAGGGTAAGTTAAGATCTATGAATTTTGAAGAGAAGGAGTACGATGGTAACAAGTACAAAGTGTGCAACCTTGAAATCGTAGACGATGGTGTGTATATATTACAGTTTAGCTTAAACTCTAACTGTGGTAGAAATATTGTTAACTCTATTCTAGGGCAGGATAAAGTAAATGACATCGCTATCTCTGTTTACTTCAATAAGAATGGTTATGCTTCTTCTTATGTCGAAGTTGAAGGAGAAAGAGCAGAGTGGTTTTTATCTTTGGATGAGCAGAAAGAATTAGTTGAAATAACTAAGAATAAAAAAGGTGAGGTTGTAGATGTTGACAGAGCTCCATTGATTAGCAGCTTTGAGAAGAAACTTTCTTCAATGACTTTTAATACTGAGGCTAAACCTGTTCAATCTTTTCAGCAAGCCGAATCAGAATTAGATGAACACATGGCTGTTGCTACTGGAGCAATCTCAGAAGAAGATGAAGACGATTCGCTACCGTTTTAAATTATAAACCACGGGGGTTAGTAGCCCCCATTTTTTTCAACCTCGCACACTTATGGAAAATCCACCAAGCAAACTAACATTTGAGCATTGGCATGAAAAAGTAATTATTGAATTACCTAACTCAGATATTAATATAGAACAGTATTTTGATATGTGTAGACAAATAGCAAAAGCTGTTGGGTTTTCAGAATCTTTAATAAAAGAATATTTCGAGTAGGGTTTTAAATAAACAAAAACATGAAACAAAAGGAAGAAATAGTAGAGAGGAATTTGCAAGATGCTATTAAGCTTATCAGTGAAGATAATATTGATAAGGATTTGCTATATGATTACGTATTTAACGCGCTAAAAGCATTTGAAAATTTTAAAAAACATAATACTGGGAAGTGTTTCGAAATCGGAGATTCGGTTAGATGGGGTAAAACAGACATCGCTACTTATTCTGTAGTTGAGCAAGATTCTAATAGGGTTTTAATATCTAATATAAGAGATTTTTCTAATGGAGATTATCTTGAATTATGGGTTAACGCAGAGGATTTATATGCTTTGTGAAAATTATTTAATAAACAAATGAAAAATTTAAAATAAAATGGAATACAAGATTGAAAAACAAAGTAGAGGGACAAGAATATTATACGGTGAGGAAGTAAAAGAACGCCAAGTAATGTTAAATAAGATGATTTCCGTTGTTGAATCATACGGGTTTGAAGGTATAATACTGCCAAGTATAGAACCTCAAGGATTATACACGGATAAAGCTGGAAGTGAAGTTCTAAATCAAATGTATGTTTTCGAAGATAAGAAAAAACGTAAACTATGTTTAAGACCTGAAGCTACCGCAACTGTACAACAAATTGCTGAACACTTCTGGCAAGGTAAAAAAGAGATTAGGGTTTGGTACTTTGAAAAATGCTGGAGATATGAACGACCACAAAAAGGTAGGTATCGGGAGTTTTGGCAGTTCGGTTGTGAAGTTATAAACCCAAAAACCAAGTTTATAAAAGAGGAGTTAATAGATATAGCATCAGAGCTTTGTAAGCTAAAAACTAATGATATATTGGTAGATTACTCTGTAAAACGAGGTTTAGATTATTACGTTGAAGAAGGTTTTGAGATAAGGTCTAAACAGTTAGGAGCGCAAGAGCAGATTTGCGGTGGAGGAAGTTATAAAAGAGGGATTGGATTCGCTATTGGCTTTGACAGATTAATGCTTTGTAAGTGAAAGTGTTTAGACTACTGTTAACGGTTTGGCTATGTGCTGAACGAGATACGAGTAGGGTTTTAAATAAATAGAACTATGGAGAGTAAGTTTAAAATCGGAGATAAGGTTAAAGTAGTGAACTACGGACATCTGATGTGGGTTAATAAAAAGATTGGAGGAAAATTCAATCTACCTATTGTAAAAGAAACTGAAACATACGTATGTTACGATACAAATAAAGGTATTGTAGGTAATTCTGGTATAGTAAAAGATGTAAAAGAAACACAAGGCTTTTTTAATTACTCTCTAAGCGGAATAAAAGGCAAGTCTGCTTGGTATACTGAAGATCAGATTGAAATAGTAAGTAAGAATGTTAATGTATTTTAAAATGAAAACATGATGAAATTAGATTTAGAAGCAAAAAACTTAGGGTGTAAACTACCACCCGAACTCGCACATTTAGAAAGATTCTCTATGTACGCAAAACTAATTAAAGAAGATGTGTACGCTTTTTTTATACCTCAGTTCTTTGAAGATGGTAAACCTAACTTAGATTGGTGGGAGTTTAGAAAAAGCACAATAGGATCTTCAGAAGCAGCAACACTAACAGGTCACGATGAATATGGCGACCCCGTTAAACTATTCTGGAGTAAAGTAGGTATGGATTTCCCTTTTGTAAATACTAAGTTTACAATTATTGGATTACACTTAGAGGAGAAAATATCAGACCTTTGGGAATACTTTGACGGAACAGATGATGGTTATGTAGATAATTGGCATAAGGGAGAAAAAGTAAGAGAAAAAAAAGATATACCTTGTTATGCTGTCAATATAAACTATCCTCATATATCAGCATCTTTAGATTTTTACGTTCCAGCTGGTCAAGCTTCACCATTCACTGGAGAAATAATAGACTTTGATTTTCCTTTAGAAATCAAAACAGTATCTCAATTCGCTTCGGATAAATACGAGTTAGGGATACCAGAGAAGTACGTAAGACAATTACAGCTACAAATGTTTGTATTTGGAGCAACATACGCTGAGATAGCTTATTTGGTAGCTGGTTTTGACTTTAAAACCCTTCCTGTAGATTTAGATGTAAGTATCTGCCAGGAAATAATTGAAAAGAGCTATGAGTTTACTGAAATTGTAAATCAAGCTAGAGATTTATACGATGGTTATGACTTACTTCCAGAATCAGAACAAAGAGAAATAGACCTACAGATTTCTAAGTTAGAACCAGAGCCGTCTGGTAATGATGCTTACATGGAGTTCTATAAAGCTAAATATAAAAACTCTTATGAAGACACATTAAGATTAGGAACTGAAGAAGAGTGGGATATATGTGTTGAGTATAAAACTCTAGGTGACACAATTAAGGAACTAGAAAAAAGAAAAAAAGAATTACAACACAAAATAAAATCATTCTCAGCCTTAGATGAAACAATATCCTTTGAAGAAAACGGTAGGGTTATTAATAAAAGAAGAGAAGGCAAGAGAGATATTTTCAATGTTAACATTAAAAACTACAAATAATTAGTATTTTAGGAGGATACAAGTTAGTTAGTTGTATGGGTGGGGGAAACCTCGCCCTTTTTTATTATATTAGCGTTAAATAAAATCAAAATAAAATGTCTCAAAAACAAATCCTTCCTCATAAGGAGTTAGTATCTAAACTAAAAAAAGTAGGATCATCATCGTTTGATATACTAAAAGAACTAGAGAAAAAAGGATGTCACACATCTCTTAGATCACTAGAAAGATTTTTTAAAAATAACAATCTATCTAACATCTCTGTTAAAAAAACAACCAACGACTCTTTAAGGGAGGAAGTGGCAGAAGAGTTTAATCTTCCAGAGGACATCAACGCTAAAGTAGTTTGGCTTAAATCCAAAAGGATGTCAGCTATGATTAAAGTCGGAGAGAATATAGTTTCTTTTGAAGATATGAAAAAAGAGTTTAGAGATTTTGCTTTGAACTATTCTCCATCATTTAAGAAGATTAAAAGAAAAGCTATTAAAGACCCTCACTGTTTAGTTTTAGATCCAGCAGATATTCATATAGGTAAGTATTCATCTATTGAAGAAACAGGAGAAGCTTATAACCAAGAGATAGCAGTTAATAGAGTTATAGAAGGTACTAAGGGGATTTTGAATAAGTGTGCAGGGTTCAATATAGAGAAGATTGTTTTAGTTGTAGGTAACGATGTATTGCATACCGACAACAGTAAAAGAACAACAACATCTGGAACTCCTCAAGACACTGATAAAAATTGGTATGATAACTACATAGCAGCTAGAGACTTATACATTAACATTATATCAATCTTAAAGAATATAGCTGATGTAACAATCATTCACTGCCCTAGTAACCACGACTACATAACAGGATGGATGCTTGCAGATTCTTTAAGCTGTTACTACAATAAAGACCGTAACGTTGATTTTGACGTGTCTATGAGTCATAGAAAGTATTTTAGGTATGGAAAGTCATTAATTGGATTATCTCACGGTGACGGGGCTAAAATGGACTTATTACCATTATTAATGGCTGAGGAATCTAAAAACGATTGGGCTGACTCTAAATACAGGTATTGGTATCTACACCACATACATCATTTTAAGAAGTTCAAATATCAAACGGGAACAGATACTCCAGGTTGTACAGTAGAGTTTTTAAGATCACCATCTGGAACAGACTCATGGCATCATAGGAACGGATATGAACACGCGCCTAAGGCAATTGAAGCCTTTATACATAGTAAAGAATTTGGTCAAGTAGCCAAGGTAACACACTTATTCTAATGGATATAAATCAAATAATTAAAAAAGCATCACCTTCTGTTAGGGAGATGTCTTATGTTATAGCTCAGTATATAAAAGCAAAGAAGGGTGTTAAGGTAAATGTGCAACCTTTAATGATGGATATATATTCTGGAAAAGTAGATAAAGCTTATTTTCACGCTAAAAAATATTATAACAATGGAACAAACGAATAAAACTAAGGTTATAGATTTACCAGCTAAATCTAAATTTAAGCACCAAGGTAGCACATTTATTATCGAATCTAAATGCGATAACTTCGCTAAGTGCTTTAAAGAGCCTCACGATGGTCATACATATCACTTATTTAGAAATGTAAAAGTATCGCTAGTTAACGATGATAAAACTTTTTTAAAAAATCCAGATCATAAAAGTGAAATGTTTTAAATATTTTTATATATTTGTGAGTACGTAATGAAAAACTCAACAAATGAAAAGATTTAAAACAGAAGAAAAATTACCTGAATTATTCCAAGAGGTTTTGATTTGGGATGGATCAAACTTTGTAGTTGCTTTCTTATTTAAAGATGAAAGATTAGGAGATTCTTGCTGGGTAGCAGATGAATCTACTTTTGATTTTGAAGATGTAGATTACTGGTGGGAGTTACCAGAAGAACCTATATCTTTAGTTTAAATAATTAAATCGTAAGCAATGAAAGTAGAAACATTTGTGGGTATCCCACATAACTTCAGAACTAGGTTTATAAACGAAGTGAAAAGTAAAAGCATTCCATCTGATATTAATGAGATATATCAAAGAGTATTATCTTATTTTGATGTTAGCACACTTAAGGAAGAAGGAAGAGCAAGAAAACTACAACACCACAGAGAAGTTTACTACGCTTTAGTTTTTGAAATATTAGACGACAGTGTAAAAGAAAGATCTAAGTTTTATAGGTATATATCTAACCTGGTTGGAAGAAACAGAGAAACAGTATATCACAGCTATAAGAATTACTTAAATCAAAACTTTTTATTTAATAGTAATTTAATAGATGGTAAATCAGCAACGTTCCACTTTTGCAACCTATATAAAGACTTAACTGGTATAGATAAGTTTAAGGCTCACAGAAACAAATACAGAAAGTATAACCAAGGATTTGATAGATTAGGTATATACTTAAGAAGAAACAGAGAAAAGGCGTTAGAGGAGATAAGAAGAGGTAAACCGATTAGTTATCTATCTGATAGTTTTGGTTATAAATCTGAAACATCTTTTAAGAGAACTTGCAAGCAAGATTACCCAGCCCTTTGGAGGCTTATTAAATATTATAGTTATTAAAGTTATGTTTAAATTATTAGATAAAATAAATATGGAAGCAATAGAATTTTTAAATATAATATTACCAGCTCACGATAGAACAAGTTGCAGCGACCATGATATACAGAATGGTTTTTGGAGCAGGTACGGATACAATGAAGAAGGTAAATGGCAAGGTAGATGCAGAAGGTGTATAGCTTTGGAAATAATAAATAATGATGAAGATATACCGAAAGAAGTTGATTTGTCTGATTGCATATAATGACCTGAATAAAAACAAAATATTATGTTTAAAATCCTAGGCAGAATAACCGAAAAAATAAATGAATTTAATGACAGGCATTGGATAAATTCTTTTGTGGTTTTTTCTTGTCAGATTATAGTTATATTCGCACCTAGATTATTTTTAACAGCCAATGAACATATTTACTATTAAAATTTATAAAGATGACAATAATAGAAGAAGAAATAATAGATTTACTAACTCAAATAGATGATATAAATTTAGCTAAAGAGTTAAAGCATAAAATTACAGAATACAAGAACGCTGAAATAACAAGAAAGGTTTACGAAGTATTTAATCATAAAAATATTGAGAGAATTAGAAATAGTTGTTCAGATGCAGAAGTTAGGCGGTATGTTGTAAACGCTTATAATAAGTGTAGATAACGTATGGTTGTATGAATAGTAACAAGTTAATAAACTAAAAATTTAATAAAATGAAAGAAGAAAGAATAATAGCGTTTATAGGTATTTACGGAAGTTTAATATTATCAAGTACATGTACAGGTAAAATAATTCCTTGGTTTTATATTGCCTTAGCTATTTTCTGGTTAGGTAGATATATTTACTTAACAAACAGAAAGTAGTTATTATTTATACAACGTGTTATTGTAATTGAGATTGAACGGCTGCGCGAAGCGTTGCAATTACACTTATTTATTACACAACGAACATAGCACATTTAGAGAAGATGAAAAGAAAACCAACAGGGGAGTTAGAGTTGTTTAAGAAGATATGGCAAGAGAAAACTAAATGGTTTTGTCAAAACTGTAATAAGCCATTAAGTAAAGATCTTAGTGTATCTTATATGTCTCATATAATACCAAAGAGTAAAGAACCTAAGTTAAGATTAGATAGAAACAACATAAAGGTTATATGCCTTCCGTGTCACGAAACCTGGGAGTTTGGAACTTTAGATAAAATAAGAAACTTTAACTTAACTCCAGAGCAAAAAAAATACCTTAAGGAGAATAACTACTTAAGGTATTTTAAAATATTTGGTGATGATTAAAACAAGTCTAACACCTTATCTAAAAAAGACTCTGGCAGTAAACCTAAAGCTATAAGCAAAACAACCAACCCAATAAGGATAAGTTTATTTCTATTACCTACTGTTTTGTTATCACTAATCTTACCTACTACATCACCAGTATTAGGAGAAGTAAAAATTCCTTTTAAAAAATTACCTAACTTTTTCATATCTATTTTGGTTTATATAATTCAACATGAGGAGCATCTAAAAACGATTGGTCTACAGCTAATATTCCATTCAAATTCCAATTTATCCCAGTCCTAATTAAATGATCTATAACACCCTTAGCGTATAAACTCTTAGCGCATTGCTCTATAACTGTAGATATGTACACTAAGTGTGTCATGTCGTAGCTTAAGTTCTTGCCCTCGTAAAAAGCATAAGCGCAAAAATCAACAGCTCTTGAGTATTCATAAAGCGGATGCTCAGTAATAGTGATATGTTTAGCAACCTTACATAAAGCAGCTTCGCTTTCATAAGCATCTGGATTAATCTTGCTTAAACCATCTTTAAAGTAATCTCTCTGTGTGGCTATAGTTCTAGCACCCTCAACAAGAACAATATCTACATTGGTTCTTAATATTGCCAAGTTCATTATCTTTTGTAAATCAGGGTGAAGAGTCTCTAAAACCGCCTTACTTCTTGTGCTCCATTGGAAATTACTCATTTTACTTTTTTATTTAAGCTTTAAAATATACCTATAAATATATCACTTTCTTTTTATCTTATCTAATAAATAAGAGAATACTCTCCTACCAATTAGCTTCTCACTATTTTCATCTATAGATGTTATTTCGACATAAGCAATATAAGAAGCGGTTATCTTAGCGATGTGTTCAACATCAAATATACTACTCATAAATTTAGATATGATTATAGCACTGAAGTAAATAATTATTTTGTAGACAACAGAGAATAATCTTTTAGATTTAAACGTACCTTCTTTTTTAGATGCTAAAACCCCCGTAGCTGTGTCTATAAAAACTATAAAACCAACAAATATCAATATCTCAGATATAGGGGAGAAATAAGCAGCAATCCAGGCTAATAATAACAACGCCTTCTTAATTAACCATTCATCCATTTTTTTATTCTCTATCGTAATGTGTTCCATAATAATATAGTTATATTATTATAATAGTAAAAAACTTGGAATTGTCAAAATATTTTACTATGTGATGTAACAATTAATCTACCGTTTGCGTATTTCTCCGATTAAATATTTTCCAACCTAAATATTTAACAGCGTAATACATTGATCTGTTTTTAAACTTTTGATTAGGTAATTGAATATTAAGCCATATAAGCATCTCTTTATCAGCAAAGGACTTAGCTTCTTTGTCTGTTAGTTTATCTCTTAGATAGTCCGAGAAGTACATATAATCATGTAAGAGTACAGCTAATAAACGATCATCTATTCTTGGTATTAGAGACCAAAGAAAACGAGGCACACTTGCCCCGTCAAATCTATAACCTTTAGGAATCCAGAATGTTTTATCGTTACTTAGGTTAAATCTTAAATCTTTAGTAGTAATAAAACACTTATCATCTTTAGATCCTAAAACATAAGCAACAGGGACTATAGTTTCTTTATAGTGTATTCTAATAAAGCTATCTCTCTGCTGTACTTCCATGTCTCAATAAACTTGTTCAATGCCAGCCCATTCAGCCACGCCATTTAATAAAACTGACTTTGTAAACAAACCGTTTTCAAGCATATAAATAATATATTCGTAACCATTATTTCTTGGCTTTGGTGTTACACCATCTTCCTCATAAACGATATTACCTTGCGCATCTTTTAACGGTAAAGGATTCCCGTTTATATCCGTGCTAATTTTACCTTTAATGAGGTTATAGCCTGCCGTTGTGTCCTTATCTATGTAACCATTTTCAGCGTTGTATTCTTGCTTTCTTAATGATACATAAATTTTAGGCTCTTTAATTTCGGGACGCGGTGCTTGAATGCAAGGTGTGTCCACTACGTATCTTACATTTAAACCGTTATTAGGGTTAACCCCTGCTTCGACTGTCCAATCTGTTGTTATATTCATTTTTATAAATTTTTATATTTGTCTATTTCCGTTACTTAAATCAGTTGATGCTGTTACTGTTACGTTTGCGTTGATTGGTGTTGTTGCTCCGATGAAAGTCGAATTAGCAATGCTTGTTGTTCTTGCAGCTGTGGCATTTATGCAGTTAGCGGCGCTATTTACAACCTCAAAACTACAATTTTCAAAAACATAACTATTATTTTTTAAGAAAATTGAATGTCCTGCGGGGTCATCAAATTCAGACCTGAAAGAACAAAATTTAAACGCCGCACCTGATGGTTGGTCATCCTCTAATGTTTTACCACCTTTATTTATCAATTTACAATATTCGTAAGCACTCTCATTACCTCTTGATATTAGGCAGTAGGATGAATTATTCTGAATCATAGTTACATACTCCATAAAAGTTCCACTGTTACCAAATACACCAATACCACTGCCATTATTTATTATTTTCCCGAAAGAGAATCGTCTTTCGCCAGCACCGCTTGACCAAACTACAGTATTAGTGTTAGAGTTGCCCGTTTCTAAAGTAAAATCTATTATTTTGTTACTTACCGATGTTCCTTCTAAAACTGTTCCTAACTCAGAATAAGCGTAAAAGTTTTTTAAAGTCATAGATGAGCCAGCATCTATACATAACCCCGTGTTTGAATAAGCGTAAAAGTCTTTAACTATATCGGTATTCCGCACAAATAATGCTGCACCACTACCACTATTAATTACGGTAAAGTTACTTACTAGTGTGGCTTGATTTATATTAATTGTTAAGGCTGCAGTGCCTTTAGCGATGAAATTAGTAATAGAGCCTAATCCCGTGTGAAAAATACACTGAGTACCGCCTAAATTTTCTATTATAGAACCGCCCAGGTCTAACTCATAACCAGTATTAGAAACATACAAAGAAGTATCACTATCAGCAGATATTTTAACCTTGTTGAAAGACACACCTCTTTTTGGTAAAGATATATTAATAGCATTACCACCCGTGGCATTTATTTTTACCAATTCCCCATTAATTACATTAACATAAGTATCAGGACAGCTTCCATAAATACTTAAAATTCCACTAGTGTCTGATTGTTGATTAAAAATTTTAAATCCATTCAAGTTTAAGGTTATTGAATCGGAGTCATTAACGTTGCTGGTTAAAATAATAGTAGAATTTATTTCTATATTTGAAAACAACGTAACAGTTGAGGTTTCGCCCACAGAAAAGGTTGAATCAATAGCACTTTGCAAGTCAGAAAAATACTTTGGCACACCATTATCACTATCTCGAATAACCTCAATAATCCCATAGCCAGCAGATAAAGCAACCCACGCAGCACCATCATAGCGATACAATCCGTTCAAATCAGTGTTGTAAACTATTTCATTAGTCGTTGGCGAACTAATCAAATTCATTTGAGCCGTTGTAACACGTGGCATTAAAAACCCGCGGGTTGTTGTTGACAACTCCAATGCTCCATCAATCAATGTGTCCCCTTGTAAAGATATATCTTCACTTCCAATGAAAGACTCCGTATAAGTACGTGATATAATTGTTCTATTCCCGAAAAAGCTCTCATTATCATTGACCCGCATTCTATACGCACCATCCCGCAATAATCCGTAAGACCCCGCATTTAAAAGAATAGCGTCATTAGATGGGTCTCCTAAAGTAACTCCTGCTGATTGTATTATTAATTTATTTGTGGATGACCCACCTACCTGTAAAGATGTATTAGAACCACTTAAATTCCTTATTTCGAAATCTTGATTAACATAAAATTGAGAATCATTGGCATTCAAATTCATAAAGTTCTGATAATCCCCAGCACTATCCTTGTATGCAAAAAGCGATTGGATATTACTCATCTTAATTTCATTCCTATCAGATACAATATCAAGTGTATTCGCTCCAAAATTTATTTCTGTGTTTTTCCCTAAATAAACATCCCCATTATTGCGCCAATCCCATAAACCAGCCCCCGTGTTATCTTGTAGTTCAAATAGCGTATCTGCACCATCTGATGATGACCCCTTATGGATAGTTTCACCACCTATAAAAGATATAGCATCCGTAACAGTAACCTCCAATGATGAAGGTGTAGTTCCATTAGCTGTGTATATGCTATCCCCTCCTGCTGCTGACAACACAAACTCTCCTGCTGTATTATCCCATGTAACAGCAAAGGCGTCTTCTCCTACTCCTGGGGTTCCTATATTAAGTGTGCTACCTTGAAGTTGATTTGCATTCCACTGAGCTACAGTATTCCCCACTTGCGAAGCAGTAACACTATGAGGATTAGAATTATTGGAAATATGAGCATCTATCTGAGCGTGTGTGTTAGTACCTATATCTGATAAACCTGTATGACTTATACTACCATTTACATACACTAACGTTCCGTCTGCTTGGATAGTTGCGATACCACCAAGAGATTGAGCCGTACCGATAGTATCTGCTTGACCTACTAAGACTTGACCAGTAGATAAAGCTGGAACACTACCACCACCTCCACCTGCTCTTATTAATTGAGCTGGTGTATAACCTTGAAGTGTATCTGCATCTAAACCAGATCCAGCACCATCTACAGTTTTAATAGCATCTAATATTTCTTCTGGAGATCTATTAACCAACTCCCAAGAATTGTTATTTGAATTAAAAGCTTTTAACTTCTCATACCAAGCTCCAGTTATATTTTCATCTACCCAGAAAATATCTAAGTTAGATGGTTCTTGAGAACCTCTAGCTACAGCTATCGCATTTACTAATTGTATTCTTTGTTCTCCAGCCATACTTATAAGTATAATAAATTATTAAGCGTAAGTTAATGACCCTCTATCATTCCATACGTTATCAAAATCTCTGTTTCCATCTGCGTATTCTACTTTAGTAATAGTACCAGAAACAGTAACTCTTTTTATTCTCCATAAAGGATCTGTTTCAGCAGTACCTAAATCAGCGTAACCGAAATAACTTAAATTAGCAGAAACAACATCTGTTCTCAAAACCTCTGGCTCTGCATCTATAGTAACAATAGCTGGAACAATTCTTAAATCTTGCTCTAAGTTTATAGCAGCAGTTGTGTTTTTATTAGCCCCAGTTACTAAAGGGTCTTTCACTAAAACGTTAGAGTTCTCGTTTATCTCTATAGTGATTTCGTAATTCTTAACAGAAGCAGTTTGAATATTTGCATTAGCTATTAAAGCCGTAACAAAATCCGCGATTGTAGTATCTGTGTCAGTGTTAAAAGCAGCAGATACAGTAGTACCAGCAACATCAACAGATAACCCGTTAGAGTTTGTATCTAAGTCTGGAACAGTTGGAGTAGATACATTAAGCGGATTGTGAAAAAATATTCTATATATCTGCTTTCCAAATCTATAACCTGAATCTACTATAGTGTTCTGAACATCCCTCATCCCCGAAGCTAATGAACTCTTAGGGGCTTTGTATTGTGTACTTTCAATCATTTGAAATTATTTTTTATAAATATAACCATTTTATTTTTTAGCCTTTTCTTCCTTTATCCTTGCGTTTTTATACATTTCTGCTATCTTCTTAAGATCTCCTAAGCCAAATACATCAGCAGCCATTGAAAAAGCAGCAGAAACTCTTATATCTGTTGGAGTTTCTATTTCTGAAGTTGTACCCGTTATTGTTTCTTCTCCTAAGTCTGCTCCAGATGTCACAATAATAGAGTTTTCATAAGCGTTTCCTGCCATCTCTAAATAAGCTGCTAAAGTTCCCTCTCCTCTATAATTATCATAAAACAACTTATAGTCGTAAGGGTTGAATTTAGGTTTGTTTTTCAAACCTGCATATTCTTCTTCAAAATCTTCTTTAGCAGACTCTACAACTATATCGTTTATCCATCGCTTACCAGCTAATGTTACAAAATCTGGTACACCGCCTAAATACATATCAACAAAACCAGTAGCTATAGAACCAGCAGCTATATCACTTACAGATTTCTTTACTTCTTCATCGTCCATATCTACACCAAAAGCCTCAAGCAATTGATCGTAAGCCATACCCAACACAGCTGATTTCAATAAGTTAAATATAGTAGAACTCATTAACGAACCACCTAATCTAGGTAAAGTCTGGTTAAGTGTTTTCCAATCTTTATTCTTTAAAGCTTGAACAGTGTTACGAGTATTAATCATCGCGTTAACATTCTGATTTAAAGAGAAAGACTTAAATAAAAATAGATATTTCCACACTCCTTGTTGGTAAAAAGCATCTCCTTGAGTTGTGTAATCAGACTTGTTGTTAACCCAATCAGACTCCGTATTAGCTCTAGCTGCTGCCTCTTTATTAGGATTCTTAGCTTCCTTTTCTAAATCAAACTTAAAGCCTTTACCTTCTTGCTTAGCTCTTTCTCTCATATAAAAAGCTAACCATGATCCGCCTGTTGCTGATTTATCAAAGTGAGTTAAAACATCATTGTTTAATAACACTTTACCAACACCAGAATCCATTCCTTTAGCCATAGCTTTCTTAACTTCATTCAAGGCTTTATTAGATAATGGTTTACCCTCAGATAAGTATAAAGATATAGATTTATAAACCTCCTCTGAAAACAATTTAGAGTTAGGTATTTCACTATCCCCTAATGGGTTTCTAAGAACAACATTACTACTCTCCAACAATTTATTTAAAGCATTATTAGTTTTACTGTTTTTTAATGCTGTTGTAAAGTAACCAAAAGCCATAGCTGTTTCTCTAGGTGCTATAGGTATAGAGTTAAGTATGATAGATATAGGCTGCTTCATTAACTGATCCCTAGTCTTTAAAGGTAATACTAAAAGCCCTTGGATGTATTGCTTAGCTAATTGTGCAACCTTGTGCATAGTTGCTATATTCTTAGGGTTAAAAGTAGAACGCTTATTTACTAAATCGTTGACTCTGTTTTTTATCAAACTGTAAATTTCATTATTCTCTTCACCGTTCATATCAACAGCAACAACTTCTTTGAATGGTTTAGACTTCATCATCTGCTCTAAAGTAGCTCTATCTAATAAAGTATTTATATCAGATTGCGTTTCTCCATAACCAGTTAAAGACGTTCTAAATATATCGTAGTTTTTTATCTCGTTAGATGTAAGTTTACGCTGTCTTTTTATAGTTCTACCACTAGGGTCTACATTAGTTCCATTATTAATAGCAACTTTAGTAACTTCCTCTCCGTTCTTACCAACGCTTTTAGTTATCTTATAAACATAAGTCGGGGTATAGTTAGAAACAGTTTCCATCTCCTTCCCTGTTTGATTTCTATAAGCATCTTGTAAAGCTGGTAACTCCTCAGCAAACTGCTCCTCTAACCATGTTAAATACTCAGCTTCATTACTACTTAACTTAGACAACAACTCCTCTTTAGATTTAACATCTTTTAAACCTAATTCATCATAGTTCTTTTTTAAATCTTTAGCTTGTCTCTTAAACTCCTTTTGAGCCTGGTTTGATAGCTTTTCGATTTGCTTTTCGATATGCTCTATCTTGTTTTGTAAATCTTCTACTGGATCAACACCCTCTGGAGTTTGTCTTAAATCTGAGATTAAACCTATACGAGTAGAGTTGCTGTCTTTTAATTTTAACTCTCTTCTTTTTTTACCACTCTCTACATCAAACTTATCAGTTTTTAACTTACCTTTTTTATGGTTATCGTCATATTCTCCAAACATAATTTCACCTAATCTCTTAGCAGCCTCTGGACCTGACGTTACACCAGCAAGGAATGCACTAAGGTTAGGACTAACGTTCTTTGAAGAAAAAATACTAGACTGTAATTTACCTGTTAAGTATAACTTAAGAGCTGCGCCTTTTCTAACGCCATTAATAATAGCTGCTGCTTTTGCAACACCAGATGTTGAGTCATAGGTTAATATTTCATTGATAGCGTTATTAAGCTGTAACAACTGTTCTGTTGTCATGTTTCTGCTATCTACTAATACTTCTTTTGTTTTAGATAATATGTTTATTATAGCTTTTTGGTTTGGTGTCATTTGCTTAAATGTGTCACCTTGCTTAAAATCCTCTAAAGAAGATAACTTATCTACTAAATTTAAAACCAAATCAGCCTCTTTCTCTAATGCTGATTCTTCAGCTTTTAAGACTTTAGCACCGTTTAAGAAATCTACATAATCTTCGTAGTTTCTAATATCATCTGGTAATAACCCTTCTTCTTTTAAAGTGTTATACTCATCTCTCATTTGCTCCTCTATAAAGGCTTGTCTTTCTAGCTTTCTAGCTTCTGATTTTTCTGTTGCTTCAGAAATTAAAACATCAGCTAGATCTCTTTGTGACTCAAGAGTACCCTTACCAGTAGATATAGATTCTAAGAAACTACCAACCACATCCCTTAACATATCTAAACTAGATACATCTCTTGGATTGATACCAGCCAACTGTTTAGCTTTTTCTTTTATAACACCAAAACCACCTTTGTGTTTTCCTTTTTTAATCTCTTTCTTTAACTTAGCTTGCAAAGATTTAACTTCCGCTAAAGCTTTTCTCTGTTCAGATGTTTTGATTAAATCATCTATCTTCTCATTTAAAGAAGTTAGTTGATCGAAGGAGTTCGGGTTAGTCCGTAAAACTTGTTTAGCTAAAGCTTTAAATTCTCTTTCAGTTAGCTTAGCTTGAGCCTCCTTTAGTTTTTTAAATGTGTCTGACAACAACTTACCTTTTGCCTTTGCCTGTAGCTTAGACGCTTTTTTTGCAGCTTTATTTAAAGAGCTATTTAATTGCTTAGCGTTTAAAGAAATAAACTCTTTAGGCACGTAGTTTGTGAAATCCTCAGCAGTAGGATTTGTCTTGCCAGTCTTAATTAAGTTGTTAAGTTTTCTCCTTGCTTCATTTAAGCTCTTAGCGTCTTTTATGTTTTTAACTAAGTTAGTTGCAGTATTCCTTTGAGCTGGAGATAGTAAGCTAATTGTGTTACCTTGGCTATCTTTCTTAAACGTCTTATCCTTTAACTCTTTCAAGAAAGTATTTTGAGCAGATTTAGTTTCTTTGTTTTTTATAGACCTAACTTTATTAGGATTAACCTTTACATTATTAGTATCTTTTTTAAGTATATCTTCATTCAAAGAATCAACTTCGGCTTTTTGCTCTTTAGTTAATTTACTATACTGATCTTTATACTTCTCATCAGATGAGAATGATTTCTTAGCTTTTTGAAAAGCATCTCTCAACGTCATACCAGCTCTTAAACCAGCCTTAGTTAAAGTGAGTATAACATCTAAAGCAGCAGAAACACCAAAGTCAGCTTTAGGGTTAGCTCTTAGTTTTTTCTGTAAACCATCTAACTTGTCTACTACATCTTGAATTTTATCCTTTTTTATAGGTTGAGATAATTCTTCTTCTGTAAATAAACTTTCAGCCTCTTTGGCTAAAATCTCTTGCTGCTCCTCTACAGATAATTCTTCAAACTCTTTAGGTCTTAAAGATTCTAACTCTACCTCTAAATCAGCTTTTCTATTTTTTAACTCTTTTAGCTTTGATTCATTAGAGTATTTATCTCTTGCTTTCTTTATACTACCTTCTGACAACACATCAGATATAGCATTAAACACATCTGTTTCTGTTATATTTAAACTACCACCATTCTCAGAAGAAAACGCTCCTACTAGCGATTCAGCAAACCCCCTAACACTAAGACCACCTTTTTTAGTCATAGATGGATTAATATCTGATTTAGCTCCTATTTTGATGCCTGTTTCATTTTTTACACTTTCGGGATCTAACTTTTGCCAATTAGCTAAAACTAACTCCATAGCTGTTGTTGGTTCATCTTTAGATAAACTCTCTAACACCTCTATTTCTGTTTCAACATTCTGCAACTCTCCAGCTACATCCTCTTGCGTTCTACCATCTGTTTCTACTGTAGGCTCTTCAGTTTCCTCAGTAGCAGTTTCTTCAGTTGTAACATCGGCTTCTGGAGTAACAACCTCCTCAGCTGCAACAACCTCTTCACCACTTGGAGTAATAGTTTCTTCCGTAGCAACAACATCGGCATCTGGAGTGATAGCTTCTACATTTTCCCCTTGCTCAACAGCTTCTTGCTCTGCTTCTACATCTAGCTCTGATAATAAAGTATTTAATCTTTCTTGCTCTTCTGGGGTTAATTTTTTTCTAGCTTTCTTTATTAAATCTGAATCTTTATTTATCCGTTGTAAGATAGAAGCCATTTCTTTAGTATCAGAACCAGCTGCTGAATTTTTCTTTAAAGAAGAAACAAGAGAGCTAGGTAAATCTATAATACCAGCCATAGCAGCCGTTAATAATAATTTCTCAACAGCTTCATCACCTTCACCGATAGAAGTTCTTATAGCCTCTGGAATATCAAAACCATTCTCTGTTAACTCATTAACTATATCCCCAGTATATTCAGAAATAACACCACCAGTAGTTTTAGCAGTAGTCTTAGCTGCTAATCTTGTTGCGTAAGAATCAAGTATACTTATAAGCTTACCAAAACTACCACCAGCCATTTTCTTAACAGCAGCATCTAAAATATCCTCTGCGCCTTTTTCAGCAACACCCATAGAGAATCCTAAATCATCAGATGCTAAATCAAAAGCCAAACCTTCAGACGCTAACTCTCCCATATATAATACCGACCTAAGTAATTTAGGGTTTGAAGGTCTTAGATTGGTAATCATTTTATACTTTATAGCCCTCAGAGCATTCACAGCCTTCAAAGATCCTAAAGCGTTTTTAGCTATCATTATATCTAGCATAATATCTCCAGACACTGCTAGAGTCGTACCTAGCTTTTGAGAGAGCTCTTTCTCCACCCTTTCTACTTGCTCTGGTTTTAATTCAACACCAGCTTGAGCTGCTTCTTGAGAAACTAAATCGGCATAATCATTATCTGCTAGCATTGTAGGGTTTAACTTCTTACCGAAATAATCCCCAGCAGATGTTAACACTTCTGACAAACTTTCTAAAACAGGAACACCTTCAAATACTTCCCATCCTTTAGCAGTAGCAAAAACATCTTCGTTTAATAATAAAGCTCTACTTAAGGCTTCAACAGACATTCTCTTATTTTTGTATAAATCATAAAGAGATTTCATCTTCTGCAATGCCTTATTCTCTGGGACGAAATAAATCTTGGATACAGGGTCTAAATCCATCTCCATCAAGTTATCAACAATACCTCCGCTACCAAACTTAGAGTCCTCATAGTACAATCTTTCAGCAAATCCTAATCCGTCTTTAGGCTTTCTTGATTCATCCTTAGACCATACCGACTCATTTTTAGACAGAGTGTTTATCTCCTTCTCTAATGCTAACACCTCTGCTGTCTCCTTATCTAATTGAGTCTTTAGCTTTGTGTAATCGTTAGAGTATTTATTAGAGTATTCCTTTGCTAATTGTGCGACCTCGGATTTTTCTTCTACATTCCCAGTTTCAGGATCAATGAAATTCTTATTAGAGATTTCTCTTATCTTATCAATCTTAGATAAAAGCTCATCCATCTTCTCAATGTTCTCTGGAGTCCTCTTTTGCTTTTGCAAATCATTTAACTCAAAAATAGAAGACCTATATTCTGCCATTTCATCCTCTGACAAACCTAAACTCTCAAACTGGATACCAACTAAATCTTTAGATAACTTATCCTTAGCTAACTGCTCTGCTGCTTTAAAATCTTCTTGAGTTAATTCCTTACCCTCTGTAGCATTTGAAATCCTATCAAGATAATATAGCTTTCTAGCTTCTGTTTCTTTAGCTAATTCTTTCTTAGATAATTCTTCTAATTGTGCTTGCTTGCCTTTTTCTATTGCTAAAGCTAAAGCATCCTTATCTATTTCCGCTAAATAATCTTCGCCTAATTTCTCCTCTAATTGAGAAGATATATCCTCTTGAGAAGATAAGTAGTCTAAATCTTTTGGTAGTTTTGCTGATACATCACTAACTTTCTTATCTAACTTTAACTGCTTGTCTTGAGACTCCTTATCAGTTATTTGTTTTCTTTGCTCTGGAGTATAACTAAGCCACTCTGATTCCGAAACGCTAGAACTAGGCTCTAAATCTACAGATGTGTTATCTTCTGTAGTAAGCATTGATGAAGACGTATCATCTAATAATAATTCCGAAGAACCATCGCCCGAAGCAGATTCCGTATCTTCTTTTTTTTTACCAACTACGTCAGTAGAAGGTTGCTCTGTATCTCCACTAGGGAAGTCAGCGAATATATCTTCTTGTTCAGCATTTCCTCCGCTAGGGAAGTCAGCAAATATATCTTCTTGAGAGTTTGTTTTCTTAGCCATGTGTCTACTTTATAATAACCTTATTGCCCTTACTTTCCGCAAACTTAATAAGTGCATCTACAGTTGTATTCTTTTCTTTTGCAAGTTTTTCAATTGCTGCCCTGCTATAAGTAACTTCTTTTTTAACCTCCTCTTTTACTGGCTCTACCTCAGCAGAACTACCAGAAAAACCTAAAACATCTCTTTTTATCGCTGCTGCTCTTTCTGGATCTTTTTTAGCTATTTCTTTTAAAGCATCCATAACACCTTGATAAGCCTTGTTTCCTACTTTAGCTTTATAGCTATTCTGAGCATTCTTAAAAGGAACTAAAATCTTATTCCCGTCCTCACTTATAAGCAAAGAGTAAAACCTCAATTCTTTCTTTTGATTATCTGCTAACTTATAATCTGGAGGTACTAAAGTTCCACCTATACTTTTATCTTTATTTACCTTCCCTTTAGAATCCTCAGTAAAAGCATAAGCAAATAACGTTTGACCAACTTCATACTCGGCTGGGTCACTTCCTATGATTTCACTATAATCCATATCTAAATCATAAGGTTGCCCTGGCTCAGCTATAAATTTTCTAACACCTTCCTCTCCTGTCTTTTTATTCAAATACGCCTTACTCCATGACCCTTGAACAGGAATAGCACCGTTCTTAACCATATCTGATTTCATACGGATTCTTCCAGACGGAACATCAAAAGTGTCATACACCTCTACGTTAGTATCTGCACCTACAGTAGTGCCCTCATCTGTTGAATAAGCTGTTACTACAGGAATTGAAGATTTTTGCTGGATTTCAGGCGAATAATCACTCGGTGTTTTCCCATCACCACTACTAGGTCTCGAAACTTGTCTAATAGACCTATCCGTATCTAATTGACCCTTAGCTGATTGGTAAAGTTGCTCCTCTCTCTCTGGTGTCCAATACTCTGCTGCTTGTGTAGGATACGCCCTTAAATCGTTATCTTTCAAAGTTTGTATATACTCCTTAATCCCAGTATCTCTCTGTCTCTTTATGTTTTTTACAAAATCTGCATCCGCTAATTGCTGCTCAGACAACTTATCTAAAGTATATCCCTGCTTATTAGCAAAGTCTATAACAGAATCTACAGTCGGCTTAGAATCATATTGAGCCTCTAACGTAGGTGCGCCCCAAACCCCAGGCTGAGATTCTAAAGCGTAGATAGATTGCAAAGATTCTTGAGCATACTTATCTGGTTTTGAATTGTAAAGCTTCTTAGCAGCGTTAATTTGAGCTTCAGTAGCTTTTGAGTTAGTAGCAAACTGACTCATCTCTGATTCTAATTTTCTTTTATTAGAAAGAGCATCAAAATCTCCGTCCATCAAAGCTTTAACATTGTCTTGAACAAAAGTTCTATAATTGTTAAGCTTATCCTTCATCAAGGCTTCATCCCTCCAATAAACACCTTTAGATTCAAAATCAGTTATACCTTTATCTAACTCCGCTTTTTTCTCCTTAGCGTCCTCTAACTTATCTTTGTACAACGGATTATACGTGTTCCCAAAAACTTGAGCCTCACCTTTATTTATCCCCGTGCTTATACCTAAAGAATTACCTTCTGCCATTACTGTTGTTTTTTATCTGAAGATGGTTTATTATCCCCTATTAGCTTTTTATATTTATCCATACTAAATGTGCGAGGTTGAGCAATAGGCTCTGGAGTTTCCAACTCTTTCTTCAACTCCCTTACTTTATACATTCTGTATATACCTAAACCGTTGTTTAACATAAAGACTTACTTTAAAGGTTTAATACCAGAATCATCAGAACCCACCTCCATAGACTCTCTTGATAAATCTGTTCCAGATGGTATTGCACTTTGGTTGTTACCACCAAAACCTTCCAGCATTTTCATATACTTGTCGAACTTAATAACGTCTATACCCATTTGAGAACCAGCAGAAACACCACCCATTACGTTTTGAAAACCAGCACCCTTCATAGCTTCCGCTGCTTGCATTTGATCTAAGTAAGGTTGCATTTGATTAGTATTAAATTCCTTATCTCTGTAATCCGCTACATTAGACCTAACATCCATTAAAGACCTTTCATTAACTTGTCTCTGATTAGCATCTGCCGTTAATAGATTTCTATAAGCATCCATTGACTGCTGATTAATACCAGCAACACCAGATAAACCAGCTTTTCTATCTCCTAAAGCGTTAATAGAAGCTTGCTGAGACCTTTGGACATTATCTATAAATTCTCTTTTTTGTTGAGCTGGCAAACCTCTAAGTGCTTGAATTTCAGCATCTGTTAGGTTATCTAAAATTTCTTGAGGTATTTCATATTGAGGACGTTCTGCGTCTGCTAAATTAAAACCCTTTATTGCTTGATATATTCCTAACCCAGTTTGAGCTGCCATTGGAATAGCTGCTAAAACTCCAGTAGGTGACACTAAAGAAGCTAAAGATCCTAAACCTCCCATAGCTGACGAAGACATACCTGTTG